GTCGTCAAGCTTAGAGAATCCGTCTAGCGGTGCATTGTTTACCCAGACGCAACTTGGGCGCACCTACGGACCATGGAACATTGACAGCATCGTCTATTTTCGTGAGCCGTCATATCGTGACGACATCTTGCCCGGTCTCGCACCGGCGCAGGTCGCCTTGCAAAGCGCCCAGCTTGGGCATTACCTCGAGCGGTTTACGTCGGCGTTCTTCGAGGGTGGAGCCCAGCCTGTCATGGTAATGAACTTGCCCGAAGCCATGGATGACGCAGAGTTCCAACGCTTCCGTGGTGAGTTTGCAACACGGATCGGCGGGGTGGCCAATGCCTTCCGCAGTCTCTTTGTGCGTGCGCCGGAACTCAAAGTCCAAAAGGTGACACCCGATATCAACACAATGATGCTACCCGAGCTACAAGAGCGGGTCATCACGTCTATCGCAATGACCCTCGGCGTCCCTCGCACGATGCTCGAAGCCAGCGCAGCTAACTACGCCACTGCCGACAGCGACCGACAAAGCTTTTGGCGAGAAACCATTGTGCCTCGGCTTGGACTCTACGAACAAATTATTAACGGTCAACTGCTCGCACCGATTGGCTACGAAATCCGCTTCAATCCGGAGATGCTCGACGTCATGCAAGCCGACGAAGCCAACCGTGCCGACTCGTTGCTCAAGCTCACCCAAGCGGGGCTTCCTTTGCCCGATGCCATGCGCATCCTTGGCTATGACGGTGTGGATGACATCTTCCTTGCACCGCCCACTCCTGCGCCAACCGACGAACTCCCTAAGGTAGCCGCACCACAGGAACCAAGTACTCCCGTGGGCGCCATCGCACCTGCACAGCCCGACACGGCGACTCGCAATGTTGACTGGGCGCTACTTGCAAAAAAATTAGAACGGCGCATTAAGGCAGGGAAGACACCACAGTGTAACTTCGATAGCGCCGTTATTTCTGCCGACGAAGTGAAGTCTGTGATGGCTCGGCTGTACGACGGCATCACGGTGCATGATGCACTGCACGCCGTCGAAGAAGTCAAAGCCGTAGACGACATGACCAAAGATGAGCGACGCATCTACAACGAGCTCGTGCCAGAGTTTGAAAAACGAGGCAGTGCATGGGTACGAAAAATCATGCGCAATGAGCCCGTAGACCCAACGCTTGCCGACGTCATCGCCCCGGTGCTCAACCGCGAATTATCCAAGGCCGCCCAGCAACGCATTGACGAACTCGGCAATGACATTGGGGTCACGGCGACCGATGCGACGAATGACCGGGTGGTGGATTGGCTTGTAGACTACGTGCCACGGGAGACCCGACTGATTGACACCACGACCGCAGAGCGCATTAAGAAAGTCATTGATTCATATCGCCAAACCGAGGGCATGACGGCGCAGGACGTCGCCGCCTTGCTCAATCCTGCGGTAGACCCTGCCCGTGCGTTGATGATCGCACGCACCGAAATCGTCAGGGCGCAGACGCAGGCAGGCATCATCTACCAAGGCTACCTCAAAGAAAAAGGGCTGACCTACGAGCGCATCTGGGTAACCGAGCGGGACGAGATGGTCAAGAAGTGTCCCATCTGTTACCCCTTGGATAATCGCAAAGAGTCCGAAGGCTGGGACGGCTACGAGCCACCGGCGCATCCAAATTGTCGCTGTGCGACGGCGCTTAGACTTGTGAGGGATTGACCATGCCTACCGACTTTGAAATCATCGGACGCATCAGCACCGCACAGATTCTCGACGCCATGCGCACCGTCACGCTGGGCTATGCGCAGGAAGTCGCCGGTATCTTGCTGATGGATAAGCCACCCGCCGCAAAGCGTGGCACGCAGGTCTATAAGTCCGCAAAGCAACGGCGCTTCGTTATGGCCAATATCGCCAACGGGAATATTACGTTTCCCTACGTCCGAGGACGTGGCAACGGACTGCGAGGAAGTCAGAGTCTCTCACAGTCCTACCGTACCAATCTCGACGGAGACAACGCCGTGCTGACCTCGGCTGCAAGCTATGCGCCCTACGTCGTGGGCGACCAGCAGGCACCGATTCACCAAGGACGCTGGACGACGGCGATGCAAGCCGCCGACCGGGTCAAGCAAGACGGTGCACTACAAACCATTCTCACCAAGACGATGGAGGCGTTGTAATGGCGACGTACATACCGCCTGCTGACGTAGCAGACAATGCTCGCCAAGCCCTCGAAGTTAGGGCCGAGAAGCCACCAAGCCAGCGGGGCATGACGGCGGTGGGCTTGGCACGGGCGAGGCAACTCGCCAATCGTGACCCCGTCTCACTTGACACGATACAGCGGATGGTTAGTTACTTCGCCCGCCACGAAGTAGACAAACAAGGGTCAACCTGGGACGAGCGGGGTAAGGGCTGGCAAGCATGGCAAGGCTGGGGAGGCGACGAAGGACGGACTTGGGCTAATCAGATTATGAAGGAGACCGCAATGGAAGACGCAGTGAAAGCCGGGTCACGACACAGCACCGCAGATATGAAGCTGATTCGCAATGCCCGCAAAGCAGCGCAGAGTGTAGCGCAGTACATGACCGAGCTGGGCGACGATGGCATGGAGATGGACGAAGAGCCGAAGTCTGTCAAAGCAATCGAGCTGGGCGCAGAGTTCAACACTCGGCAACGCATGATTGTCTCGGCGATGGTCGAAGTAACCCACGAAGCAGGCAAGTTTGACAAAGGGATCGGCGCCAACGGTGCGCACTACATGGCACCTGCAGAGAATCCCTTCGCCGCGCGGGGCATGGCGTGCGAGTACTGTTACTTCTATCAACCCGAGGGGCAATGCGCAATCGTCGAAGGCATCATCGAAGAGTACGCCGTGTGTAAGCTTTGGGTTATCCCCGAAGCCGTGCTCATGGTCGAGCCCATGGAAGCCGTCGCCGAGCCAGTGATGGAAGCCGAGCCAGTCATGGAGGACACCGAAGCCGTCGCAATGTCGGAGTATGACGAGGATGGCGTGATGGCACTTGACACCCCCCTGACAATTAAAGTAGGGGACGAAGTAAAAGCGTTGGCCCGTCGTTTACTCGGAGTATCGCAATGACCGACTTTATCAAATCCTATGGAGGCGGGGTCAAGGCGGTGGGCGACTACGTCCTGCGTGGTCGTGGCATCGTCTACGGGGGCAAAGACCTCACCGGCGACCGCTTTACCAAAGACACCGACCTCGGCACCACACGAAGCCCCATCGGTATGCCCGTGTTCTACGACCACGCCATGTCGTCAATCCGTGGGCAAATCGGCACGGTCAAAGCATGGACACCGACCGACGATGGTATCGACGTAGAGATTGAGTTAGACAAGCGACTCAGCTACATCGATGACGTCATGAAGCTTGTGCGCATGGGAGCGCTGGGCTTAAGCACCGGCTCCATGAGTCACTTAGTCGTCCGCAAAGGTGGCGAGCTCAAGCGTTGGACGGTCGGCGAAATCTCACTCACTCCGACGCCAGCCGAGCCCCGCACATTAACCGAAGTGAAGGCAACTCAGAACGACGACACGCGCACTGCGGTGACGCCGTTGAGCCCAAGCGATAACACCCAATCAGCATCATCAACCAAAGGAACTACCACAATGTCACTCAAAGACGAAATCAAACAAGCCTTGGTCGAAATCGCAGGCGAGCCCGTCGCCGGTGGAACCTTGGCAGCCCCCGCCCCAACCGTGAAGAGCATCGCCCTCGACAATGACACCGACCCCTTTGCCTCACGTGACTATGAGCGCGCCTACAAAGCATACGTCCGTGGCGCCGCCGATGACAGCGCCCTCAACGTGTTGAGCAATGCCAAAAGCCACGCATTCAAGACGCTCAACGAAGGCACCAACAACGATGGCGGCTTCACCGTACCGACGACCATCAACCGGGAAATCATCGCACGCCGTGACGACATGTCGTTGCTTGGCGCCTTTGCCTTCACCCGCATCACCACGGAATCTTGGAAGCACATCATGCCTGCGCAAAGCACGAAGGCTACGGCCGGCATCGTCACCGAAGGTACCACCGCCACTGCCTCCGAGCCCAACTTCGCCAACTCAAAGACCATTCAGCTGTACAAAGACACCTTGGAATTCGCCGTCACCGACGAACTCTTGGCCGACTCTTCGAGCAACCTTGAGCAATTCATGCAGGTCGAAATTGCCCGCGCGATGGCCGTGTCATCGAACAGTTACATCATCCTCGGCACTGGCTCGGGCCAACCCCACGGACTCAATGCCCGCGTGACCAACAGCGTCGCCCTCAGTGCCAGCGCAATCACCAACGCCCAAGTCATCAGCGTAAGCACTGCCGTCAATGGTAGCTACTTGCAAAATGGGCAGACCGGCTGGATTATGAAGAACGCCACCTGGGGCGCCCTTCGTACTCTTGACCTCACCAACTACAACCGCATCACCGCCATCGAAGCCGGCATCCGCTACGCCGAGGGCTGGCGTGTGGCATTGAGTGAATCCGTCGCCGCCATTGGCACGGGCAACAAGTCACTCTGGTTCGGTAACTTCAATTACTACGCATTCTGTGAGCGCACCTCGGGCGTCCAAATTGACCGATGGCGCGACGTACGCAAGGGCTTGACCTACATCGTCGCCTCGTGGCGCTACGGTGGCGACGTCACCCAACCCGAGGCTTTCGCCGTCGGCACCCACGCCTAAACAACGTCTTGACGGGGCGGCGCTTCGGCGTCGCCTCGCATCACAAAGGATGCCTCTATGCAAGTACAAATGATTCACCGCCTCGTCCACAGTGAGGGCAACGTGCACGTCGTCTATGAGCCCGGCGATATCTACGAAGCCAGCGAAAAAGACGCCGAGATTCTCATCAGCCAAGGATCGGCCGTGGCACTGGAAGACCAAGCACCCGCCGAAGCCCCAAAGAAAAAGCGAGTGGTATAACGTGGCCTACATCACCGCAACCGACCTCAAAAACTACATGAAGATTAATGGGAACGCCGACGATACCCAGCTAGGCTTATTCGCCGACCGTGCCCAGCATGTCATCGAATCGTATACCCACCGTGTCTTTGAGTGGGCTGGGGCGGGCACGGTGAAGAAGTTCACTCCGCTGTCCTACATGGACGGCGGCGATTTGCTTGACAACGTGACGCTGTCGATGGGTATGTCGGAGTTCTATGAGCTCACGAGTATTACCAACGGCGACGGCACGGCCATCGCCACGTCGGACGTCGTGTTGCTCCCTGGTAACATCACGCCCAAATACGCCATCCGCCTGAAGTCTTCGGTCAACGTCGCTTGGACCTACACGACGACTATCGAAGAGTCAATCAGCGTGACGGCGAAGTGGGCGTACAGTGCCACGGCGTCGCCAGACATCGTACAGGCGGCGTTACGCATCGGTGCATATCTGTACCGCCAACGTGACGGCACGCCCGACTCCGACCGTCCCATCGTGTCTGCCGACGGTGTCGTGCTGTCCGCACCACGCATCCCGTCGGACGTCCTTGAGTTACTCCGTCCATATCGTCGGAGGTCGTAGTAATGGGTAGTCAACTCAGCGCAATCATTGACGAAATCGCCGCCATGACCATCACGGGCTACGACTACGACGTGCATATCGGCGACGAACTCCGCAACCACTTTGACATTGCCAATATTCCGTGTCGTGTCATCAACGCCGTCGGCTTTGCCTCGACCATGCAGAAGGTGCAAACCTTTGGTAGTGGCCACGTCATGACGACGGAGTGGACGATTACCGACATCGCATTGCTTCGCAAAGCAGGGATGGGCTACGGGCTCAAAGACATCGCCGAGGATATGACGGGCTACCTCGCCGCCTACCATGACGCCGTGCGTACCCTAGTCACCAACCGCTGGACGCTCACGCGGTGCCAGCTTCGCAGTTCTGTGCTGGAGTGGCCTGCGGCGTCTGGCTCATGGCACGACGCCGTCACCGCCACCCTCAGCGTTACCGAGATTATCCAATAGGAGGCCAGCCATGGCTCAGACCACCACTGCCGTCAACGGCGCCGCCGCTACGATTTCTATCAAAGTCGCCAGCGCCGCATACGCCGATATTTCCGGGTCAAGTCAAAGTGTTGACGCCGTCACTGCGACGGTTGTCACCGGTGAGGCGTATACCTTCGATGGGAGCTACGCCATTCTCACCACGGGCAAGTTCGAGCCCGTCGAAGTGAAGGTGAACATCATCTACACGGAGACCGCAGCCGAAGCCTTCATCGTCGCCCAAGCGGCGTTCGTTGCAAAGTCCGCAGTACAAATCAAGTGGACTCCGCTTGGCGCCGCCGCCGGTGCCGACACCATCGAAAGCATGGCAGGCGGCACCATCACTGCGCTCGACTACCCAGCTATCGACGCTTCATCCGCTGGCCCGATTATGGTCAGCTTCACCGTGCGGGCACCCGGCATCACGTACACCGTCACCGCATAGCTTATCAGGCGGGGCGCACGTGGGGCATCCGTGCGCCTAGCCAATACTTTGATGCCCATGTATAGGAGATGTCCCCCTATGAGTCTGTACACCATCGACGCCGACCGCTTAACCATCCGTGACATGATGACGCTCAGCACTGCAGGCACTGCGGGCAACATGGCCGCTGTCTTGCCAATCCTCGAAAAATGCGTCGTTACCGACGACGGACGCATGGTCGAAGAATTGCCAGCCAAGCACCTCAAAATCATCATCGAAGCGCTTACTAAGAAACTCAACGGCACCGACTCGGGAAACTAAGTCTGGCGGTGCGGGCTCATCTTTGGACGCACAGCCCCGCCCCGCTGGAGTACATCGAGCTACTGTGCTGTCGTGATATCTATCACTGCCCACCGCAAGACCTCCCTCCGTGGCACATCATCCAACAACATTTGATGATGATTGGCATTGAGTCCGAGGTCAGAAAAAGGAACGCGAAGTAATGGCAGAAGAGACCGTCATCATACGATTCCAAGGCGACGCCTCCAGCGTAGAGACCGCAGCTGATGCGGCGTCTCGTGCGGTGGAGGGCGTCGAAAAAACCACGAAGACCGCAGGCAAGGGCTTCGATGCCTTAGGCACCATTGCGACCGGCGCATTCCAAGCCATCGGCGAAGCGGCGGTCAACATCGCCGGCTCGGCACTCAGTAAGCTGGGCGACTTTGTCGCTGGGTCAATCGAAGAGGCGGCGCAGTTTCAATCGGTGTTTGCCCAGACCGAAGCCGTGGTCAAGTCAACGGGCGAAGCCGCTGGGCTCACGGCTAAAGAGATGGCGAGCATGGCGGAGTCAATGAGTGCATCGTCGGGCATGTCGCTGTTTGCTGACGATGCCATCCTTGGTGCGCAAAACGTCCTCGCTACGTTTACACAGATACGCGGTGAAAACTTTGGCGGGGCGACGCAGGCAATCATTGACATGAGCCAAGCCCTTGGCACTGATTTACAGAGTAGCGCGATGCAGGTCGGCAAAGCACTCAATGACCCCATCGCCGGCGTCTCTGCGCTTGGCCGTGCTGGCGTGCAATTCACCGAAGAACAAAAAGCCATGATTAAAAGCATGGTCGAAGCGGGCGACATCGCCGGGGCACAAAGTGTCATCCTTGGCGAACTCGAGACGCAATTCAGCGGAAGCGCACTCGCCGCAGTGGATACCTTCGCCGGTCAACAAATCATCCTCGCCGAACAATTCGCCAATGTCCAGCAGACCCTTGGTGAGGCACTGTTACCGGTGCTTATGCGCTTCGGTGCCTTTGCCCAAGAGACGCTTGTGCCCGTCGTCGAAGACATCATCAACGTCTTTGTCGAGTGGATTGATAGTGTCGATTGGCCCGCAGTCATGAGCGCTATTGGTGGCGTGACGGATGCATTGTACGACTTCATCTACGGCACCGACTGGCAAGGCGGTCTCGACGAAATACAAGGCGGACTCAACACGTTCAAAACGGCTATTGCCCCGATCACCTCCGCCATTGCGGCGCTGTGGGCGGTGGCACAACCTGCGCTGACTGCGCTGTATAACGTCATTGCGACCCAGCTCGCATCGCCGGCGACGCAGGCACAAATCGCCGGCATCGTTTCTATCTTCAAGCTACTCGGTGAAATTCTGATTCTCGTGGTATCGCTCGCCGTCCGCCAAATCACCGCAGAGATTGGCTACTTAATGCAGGCGTTCCAGTTCTTTTGGCCATACCTGCAAATCGTGCTGAACGGCTGGACGGCGCTCATGGCACCGCTCCAAACCTTGGTTATTGGGATTCTCACTGCAATCAGCCAAGCGTTAAGAGGTGACTTCGCCGGCGCATGGATTACGGTAAAAAACGCCGCCATCGACTTTGTCAACTCCATCACGAATTCGATTAATACCTTCGTCGCCGAAGTCATGCCAAAGATTGCCGGCTTCATTGCGACGCTTGGCACCGAGGCAATGAAGATTGGCACTGCCATTGCCGACGGTATTGCAAAGGGCATCAAGTCGGCGGCGAATTCCGTTATCGGCGCCATCCTCGGCGTGGTTAACGACGCCATCGCCGCCGCCAAAAAGCTGTTGGGCATTGCCTCCCCGTCGAAACTCTTTGCTGACCAAATCGGCTACCAGATGAGCGCAGGTATGGCAGCGGGGATTGTCCGAGGTATTCCCGACGTCACCGGCGCAATCGGTGTTACCACCGGGGCGGCAGTCGGTGCGGTGAATCAGACCACACAGAATTACTACCTGAGCGCATCGTATCAAACAGCGCAGTCGGAGTCTTCCATTAGTCAAGATTTGCGGGCGATGCAATTACTCGCCGGAGGCATGGCATGAGCTACGCAATCACGTACACCGTCGGCGCATCGACGTTTAACCTCAATGGCTACGACGCCGCCACTGGGCTGACCTTTGGGTATCTTGGCGACCAAGGCTTCGGCTTAGCGCCGATGCACCGCATTACCCAGCGCGGGCCAATGCAGGACGGCGACAGCGACGTAGACTTTCGCCTTGGCCCTCGCATCATGCAAATACCCCTCTTTGTGGCCACAACGTCCGTCGATGAGTACTACGCCGCACGAGGTCGTCTGCTCGAGGTCTTTTCACCGTCCAACACCGTCGGCGTCGTGACGGTCACGACGTCGGCATGGACACGTAGTATCAACGTCAAGGTGCTGGGCGGGATGAGCTTCGACACCGATCCCCAAGTCGGCTATGCCCTCCGTGCGGTTATCCAGCTTCGTGCCGATGACCCGACGTGGTACGACGCCGAGCCACACGTCATCGCTGGCTCGGCAGGTATCGCGGGCACCGCCACCGCCTACCCGGTGATTTACCCTCGCACCTACGGCACCGCAAATATCAACGCCACCACGACGTACACCTACGATGGCACGTGGAAGGCATACCCCGTCATTACGGCGCTCGGCCCCATCACCGGCTTAGTCATTACCAACAACACCACGACAGCAGGCGACGGTCACGCTCATAGCGAAGCCGAGCCATCGCTTCGTCGTAGGTGTAGGGTGCGTCGACAATCTCTTCGCCCTCCGGAGGTTGCGGATATTCGACGCCGTAGTCAT